TCAGACCAATGTCATTGATTCCGCTTATCGTAATAAATGCAAGAAGTTATTGTTTTTAGGTTCTGCTTGCATTTATCCTAAGGTTGTTCCTCAACCGATTAAAGAGGAGTATTTGTTAACTGCTCCCCTTGAACCCACGAATGAGGGATACGCCTTAGCAAAAATTACTGGTTTACGTATGTGTGAATACTATAGACGTCAGTATGGATTCAATGCTATTAGTTTAATGCCTGCTAATTTATACGGTCCAAATGATAATTTTATTCCGGAACACGGCCACGTAATTCCTGGTATTATCACTAAATTGTATAATGCAATTCAAGCAGGTGATAACAGTGTTGAATGTTGGGGCGATGGAACTCCGACTCGCGAATTTTTATATGTAGATGATTTAGCCGATGCTTGTTTTTGGACAATGCAAAACTATGATAAAGCTGAATTTATTAATGTGGGTAGCGATGAGGAACTTACTATTAAAGACCTTGCAGAAAAATTAAAAGATGCAATGGGCTTCAAAGGTGATATTGTTTGGAATACAGATAAACCAAACGGTACACCTAGACGTAAAATGGATAATAGTAAATTAAAAACACTTGGTTGGTCCGCAAAAATATCCTTCGATGAAGGGTTAAAACGGACTATTGATTGGTACAAACAACAAAAAGGTATGCTATGAGATGGCCTTTAATGGGTGAGACAATCACCTTTACTGATAGATTAAAGATGGCGCATTTTGCGCTGACAGCTAAGAAATTTACATTCGGTGAAAAAGTAAAACAATTTGAATCTGAATGGAGCACTTGGCTTGGAGCGAAACATTCATTGTATGTGTCCAGCGGAAGTACTGCAAACTTCTTGTTGATCGCCGCCGTGAAGGATTTGTATAAATTGAAAGCTGGAGATAAAGTATTATTACCTGCTTGCACCTGGATGACTAATGTTGCACCTATTATGCAACTTGGTCTTGAACCAGTATTTTGCGATGTTAATTTGGATAATTTTAGTTTCGATTTAGAAGAAGCTAGATTGATTGCATTGAAGCATGATATTAAAATGGTATTCATTACTCATTTGTTGGGCTTCTCTGCAAATAACGAAGGTCTAAAGAGAATCTTCCCGAGAGCGATTATACTAGATGACATTTGTGAGTCACATGGTTGTAAAACTCCTTATGGTGAAAAACGCGGATCAAATAGTTTAGGTGCAACATTTAGTTTCTATTTTGGACACCATATGTCTACAGTAGAAGGTGGAATGATTTCTACAAATAATACTAAGCTATATGACTTAATGAAAGTTAAACGCAGTCATGGCATGGCAAGGGAATCTATTAACTTTGATGATTATGCAAAGAAATATCCCGAAATAGATAAACAATTTTTGTTTGTTACCGATGGTTACAATTTTAGAAATCATGAAATTTGTGCTGTGTTGGGTATATCGCAATTAAAGCGTTTGGATAAAATGATTGAGATTCGAAATAGAAATCACAAACTATTTGCAGATATCATTGACAAATATCCCAATCTGTTTTATAATATTAAAAATCCCAAAACAATTAGTAGCTTCTGTTTTCCTTTTATTTGCAAATCTAGAGACATTATGGTTGCAATGAAAGATATATTTGCTAAACATGGGATTGAATATAGACCAGTTGTATCTGGCAATTTATTGGCGCAACCGTTCCTTAAAGGTTATAGCATTGAGACCTCTAAGAAAAGAACCAATGCTGATATTATTCAAACACAGGGTGTTTATATTGGTAACAATCATTTTGTTACTGAAGCAGACATGAAATTTTTAGATAAAGTAGTTGGAGAAATTAATGAAAACTTTGGGTGAAAGTATTGAAGATATTATTCATAGAACAGTAACATCTGTTTTAAAAGATATTGAGGTTGCTAATAGATACAATCCTTTGGCAATGCCAGATTCCAACTATATTGCTACTGATAATTTAGGTGAGGTAATTGAAAAATTAGCAATTATCCATATTAGAATGTGGATGCTTGAAGACGCAATTCAAGCAGCTACTTCAGATGCAGAAATTGCAGAACTAAAACGCAAATGCGATATTTGCTTTAAGGTTAAGAGACCCAAATATGTTCAAGCAATTAATGCATTGGTAGATGATGCTATTGCTAATGAAAAATCTTTAAGAGAAGATTCTGTTAAATTATACAAAGGTATTAATGATGAGTAAAATTGTTTTCTTCAATCACTTCCATAAAGGTGATCTACATACGCATAAAGAATTTATTCGTCATATTCAGGCACAATTGCCTGAATTCACATTTGAATATCTACACAAGAACGCAGAAAAGTTAACTGCAGAATTGGGCATACCTTTAACTGGATCTCCTGATGATTTGGATAACAAGACTCCGTTTTATCAGGATGAGGATACCTTGTTTGTTAATACTTGGGTGGGTTGCAACTGGGATGTTTTCTGCAAGTATGGTGGTATTAATATGAATACACTGTATGAAGAATGGGAAGGCATTGTAGCTACAATCAATGAGACATTTGACACTTCAGTTAAATTACATAAAGATAAAGAGGATTATTTACCTCGTATAAGCTACAATGCTTTAAATATTGCAGGCGTAGATCAATATGTTAATACTACAATAGGTGTTCGAAAAGTATTAGTATGTAATAATGTACCTCAATCTAATCAGTCATTTAATTCTAATATGAGAGAACATATTTTACCATTTGCTGAAATGTATCCAGATACTCATTTTATTTGTACTAATAGATTTGAGACTGACGGTGCAACTAATATTCTATTTACTAGTGATATTATAGGCCAAGTACCTGACGGAGATCTACAAGAGATTTCTTATCTAAGTACATACTGCGATGTTATTGTTGGTAAGAATTCTGGACCTTATGTATTCTGCGAAACATATGATAACTATATGGATGAGACAAAAACATTCGTATCATTTAATAGCAAGCATCCTGACTATGAAGATGTACATGAGACAATGTCAAAAGACTTAAATATTAAATGTACTTATAACGCAGTTCCTGTTTTTAGTAATTCATTAACTGACAAAGATCATGAAAATATTATGGCTACTCTTAATGAGGCTTTTGCATGAGACCACTAAGGATAGCATTTACAGATACACACGAACATCTCGCAACATTCTTTATAGCTATTCTTCAATCTAGATACGATGTTGAGATTGTAGATATATTAGATTCACCGGAGTTTCTATTGTTCGGAGATGATAACTTCGGAAACAATAATCTAAAAGTATCAAGAGAAAAATGCACAAAGATTTTCTATACAGGCGAAAATCGTCGCCCTGAAAATTTTGATTGTGACTACGCAATTAGTTTCGATCACAACTTTGAACCTTGGCATTATAGATTACCATTGTATGTAGTGTATATGTGGGCATTGGAACACATCCATGAAACAAAATTTGATTACAACTACATCTTTAATCCCGAAATTAAAGAGAAGACTTCTTTCTGTTCTTTTGTAGTATCAAATCCCAACTGCACCGAGCGTAATGAATTCTTTAAAAAGTTGCACGCACGTAAACACGTAGATAGCGGCGGCAAGTTGTTTAATAATATTAATGCAAATTTAAACGGCGAAGCAGCTAAAATAGAGTTTTTGTCTACAAGAAAATTTAACATTTGTTTTGAACCATACGCATATCCTGGGTATGTGACTGAGAAAATTTTACACGCATTTTATGCGGGAACTGTTCCAATTTATTGGGGAAGCGAAACAATAAGTTCTGATTTCAATCCAAATGCATTTATAAATGTAAATAATTTTTCGACACAAGACGATGCGATTGATTATATACTTGAAGTAGATGCAGACGAAAGAAAATATAATGAGTATGTAAATGCTCCCAAGTTCGCAAATGGTATTCCTCCTTCATACATAATGCTCGACAATTTTTTAAATTGGTTTGATGCTGTAGTTTATAATAAAATTTTAAAACGATGAAAATTCAAACATTCATTTTCAACTGGCGAGGTCAGTATGAAAAAACTAAAGAAAAGCAAAAGCAACTGAGTGCCATTGGGGTTGTGCCTGTCGTTATTAATAGTGACGACAATCACCGTGAGGACGATCCTAATTGGCACAACATTGGCGAGGAAAGTTATTTTACTGCTCAATTTTTAAAAGCATTAGAATTGTTTGACGGTGACGCAATGTTCCATATTCAAGCAGATGCCTCATATAGTAATTGGGCGGAAATTTATGCTGGCGCTGAAGAATGTTTTGATACTTATAATTGGGGAATCTATGCACCTAATGTAAATTACACTTGGTATGACTCTTCTCGCACAGATTTAACATCTTTTGAATTAGATGAACCTCATTATAAAATGGTTGCTAATCCCGATTGCACTTGTTGGTTTATTCATAAAGATATTATAAATGAGGCAAAGAATAGAGGTGTAGATTTTGCACCATATCAAATGGGATGGAGTTTTGATATTGTTTATACTGCTTTAGGGTATATTAATAAAAGACCAGTTATCCGAGATTACCGATATACTATTGACCATCCGCCCGGAACCAATTATAATAAGACTCAAGCTGAAAAAGAGATGTATACTTTATATGCATCTTTGCCTACAGATATTCAACAAGCATTCAGAAGTATAAAACAAGATAAAGAACAATTAGCACAATACTACGCATGATACATAACTTCTTTCAATTAAACGAACTACTTAGTAATTTGCTTAAATCAAATGAACCGTTTTCATTATTGCGTATAGATAATACTATGGGATACGTATTAGATTCTTTGCAAAAGAATACTACTCCTGTTAGAGAATTCTATAATGAAAATACTTTGGTTGAAGGCGGTATATATCCTAATGATATGAATTATGCGTATGACATTGTCATTCCTAAAACATTAGAAGCAATGACATATTGCGATATTCTTGGGTTTGTTGATCTATCAGGTGATATTCAACGTAACACCGAATTTACTAATTTGTTTGGAGAGAAGCCTAAGTTCTATGGACATGACAGTATGTTGACGCTTGATCCATGCGCATTATTAAATGTAGATGGTATCCATGAATTAGAAAATCCATGGCCCACATATTTAAAAGGTAAAAAAGTATTAGTTGTTTCTACTCACGCGGAAACAATTAAACATCAATGGAAACATATAGATAACATCTGGGGATGGAATAAAGATAAGATTGTTCCGTTTGAATTAGTAGATGTTATTAAATCTCCGTATCATCCTATTATGGATCCTAATCAATATCCTGATTGTGATACTTGGGAAGATACTGTAGATCATATTAAAGCAAAAATTGATACATATGACTATGATGTGTTGATTGCAGGTTCTACTACTTCTTCACCTATGTATGCAGAACATGCTAAGCAACGGGGCAAAGTAGGAATACAAACCGGCGGTGTACATCAGTTGTTCTTTGGTATTCTAGGATATCGCTGGTCACCTGAAGCACAAAATGGTTATAGAAAATGGGCAAAATTATACAACCAACATTGGATGTATCCTATGGCAGTTGATGAGCCGGCAAACAGAGACAAATATAAATTTTTAGAAACTAACTACGCATATTGGAAACGATGAATAAACAAGATATTATTAAAAGCGTTGCTGAATTTATTCAAGAGAAAAACAGCAAAAAGACTTGGGTGGCAGGAAAAGACTTTGTCAACTATGCTGGCCCTTATTTTGATGAACATGAAATTATGGCTTCGGTATCTACATTGTTAGATGGCTGGCTTGTAATGGGCGATCAATCATTAAAATTTGAGAAACAATTTCCTAAGCAATTCCAAAAGAATTATGGAATACTTACTAATTCAGGATCAAGTTCTAATCTATTAATGATGTCTGCGCTTACATCTAAAAGAGGCCGCAACTTACCTAAAGGTACAAAGGTGTTGATGCCTATTGCAGGTTTTCCCACAACACTAAATCCTACACTACAAGTTGGATTTGAACCTGTATTTTTAGATATTGAATTAGACACACTTAATTTAGATTTAACTAAAGCAGAAGAACTAATTAAGAAACATGATATTAAAGTAATCACCTTTGCTCACGTATTAGGCAACCCACCTAATATGCGTTGGGTAATGGAATTAGTTAATCGGTATGATTTGATTTTATTAGAAGATTGTTGTGACGCTTTAGGCTCTACCTATGGCGGCCAACCGCTTGGTTCATTTGGTGAAATGGCGTCTTGCTCATTTTATCCCGCACATCATATGACAATGGGCGAAGGTGGATTTGTAGCATGTAATTCATATGAAACAGAAGTTATTCTTCGTTCATTTAGAGAATGGGGTCGCGGTTGTTATTGTGTAGGACCTGAAGCAAATAAACTAAAGTGTGGTTCTTGCGGTAAACGATTCCAAGAATGGATTCCTGAAATGCCAGGTGAAATTTTTGACCACAAATATGTGTATGATGAAATTGGTTATAATCTTAAACCCATTGAATTGCAAGGTGCAATGGGTATGGTACAATTAGAAAAATTGGAGACTATTCATGCCCTACGTCGTCGTAATTATAGTTTGCTGTTTGATATCTATAGCAAGTACGAGGAGTATTTCCATCTACCAAGAGCACAGGAATACTCAGACCCAAGCTGGTTCGCGTTCCCCTTAACAATTCGTGCAGGGTCTCCCTTTAAGAGAAGCGACATTGTAGATTATCTTGAAGATAAATTAATTCAAACCCGACCATATTTTGCCGGCAATATCATGTTGCAGCCTGCATATTCACACTTAATGAATCCTGCAGATGCTCGTGATAATTTCCCAGTTGCTACAATGACAATGACTAATACTTATTTCCATGGTACTAGTCCAGTTATTACCCCGGAGCAAATTAAATATATCGGTGAAATAGTAGATAGTTTTATGAGTTTGTTCGGAGGTTAATATGCGTGTATGTGACTGGATTGCTGAATATCTTTACGGCATAGGTGTATCTAGAGTACATGGTCTTATGGGCGGTGGCGCAAGCGGACTTAATGATGGCTTTATTAAACAAGGCAAAATTAAATATATCTGTTATCATAATGAACAAGGTGCCGGTCATGCCGCAGTAGGAGAAGCTAAATTTACCGGAAACATTGCTGTTGTTAATCCCACAACTGGGTGTGCAGGCACAAACTGCGCAACATCTGTTTTAAATGCTTGGCAAGATTCTACACCTGTAGTATTTATTTCAGGTAACGTAAAGACCGCTGCCTGTTCTAGTTTTATTAATGAAACTAAGAATTTAAATATTCGCAAATATGGTATACAAGAACACAATGTTATTGGTACATATAAATCGATGACAAAGTTTAGTAAATTTATTACTAGGCCCGAAGATGTTCCGTTCATGCTACAATTAGCAATACACATTGCCAAGAGCGATAGACCAGGCCCCGTTTGGTTAGATATTCCAAGTGATGTACAAACTGCACAGATGCCAAAAGAATATGCAGAGTTTGAAATTGATAAACGAACACGTCATATTGATCCTACATCCATTAAAAAAGCACTTGAAAAATCTCAAAGGCCTATTATAGTTGCGGGCTACGGCATACGACAATCTGGAACAGTTCAACAATTTAATCAATTTCTCAAACAATATAAAATCCCATATGTTAGTACATATGGTGCAAGAGATTATAATGATTATTACCATCCATTAAATGTTGGTGCAATAGGAATTAAAGGTAGCCGTGCGGGCAATTTTGCTATGCAGAATGCTGATCTATTATTAATTTTAGGTAGCAGTTTAGGTAGTAGTATTATTGGATATGATCCCAAGCAGTTCAGTCCTAAGAGTTATAAAATTATGATTGATATTGACGAAGACGAATATAATAAAAATATTGTTCATATAGATGAAGCATACAATACCACATTGAATGAATTTTTTGGAGCAATGCTATGAAAAGAGCCGACTGGATTGAAAAATGCGCTTGGTGGAAACACAAGTGGCCTGTGATGCAAGAAGAGTATAGAGCAAACAACAATGACTATAAACTAAACATCTATGCGGTTCTCGATGCAATAAACAAACACTGTAGTTCAGATGATATTTTAATGGGCGATGCTGGTAGTATTAGTTATGCTGGACCGGTTGCACTAACGCCTAAAAAGGGACAACGACTTATTTTTAGCCCAGCACAAGCTGATATGGGGTGGGCATTGCCTGGTGCAATCGGAGTTAGCTTAGCTAGTAAACAACCTGTAATTGCTATTATAGGCGATGGAAGTTTTATGAGTAATATTCAAGAACTTGCAGTTGTAAAACAGCATAATCTAAATATTAAATTTATTATTTTGAATAATAATGGGTATCTAAGTATTAAAAACACCCAGACAAAGTATTTTGATGGTCGTGTATATGGCACAAGCTCTGAGTCAGGATTGTGGTTCCCTTCATTTAAAAACATTGCAACGTCTTTTGATATGGAATATCATGATGCTAGAATTGCAGATGATCTTGACAAATTTAGCGAATGGCTTTCTACAGAAGGTCCAATGATTATCGATTGTATGTGCGTTACGGAACAAGAAATTTTGCCCGCACAAGCATTGAAGAATGGTAAACAATGTGGTCTACATGATATGGCTCCGTTTTTAAGTGATGAAGAACTAAACAAAGAGATGGTTATTAATCTATGAGCAAAGTAATGGTTATAGGAGCCGGCGGATTTATCGGCTCCTACATTGTGCATATGCTATCTAAAAAGCATGAGGTAATTCCTGTCTATAAAAATGAGATTGATGTATTAGATAATCAAACAGTCACTGCATTGTTAGATTTGCTTCGTCCAGATGTTATTATTAATTGTTTAACCTTTGGCGGCAAAACAGAATTGAATGAAAACAATGCGCAAAATGTTGGAAACAATATGTCATTGTTTTATAATTTTTATACTAATCAAGACAAGTTTGGATTTTATATAAATTTAGGTTCAGGTATTGAAAAGGATATGCGACAGAAAAACGCATACACATTCTCCAAAAGAATGATTAGTTCTTTATGTAACGGACCCAAATTTTTAACACTACGACTGTATGGGTGTTTTGGCAAAGGTGAACCCGAGCATAGATTATTAAAACAATATAATGCAACTGAGGGTGAATTTAAAATAAAGAATGATCGTTTGTTCGACTATTTTTCGGTACACGATTTATATAATGTTATTGATTATGCTGTAGATAGATTTCGCCGCTGGGATTGGGAAGTAGGTAACATTTTAGATTGTGTATATACAAACAAAATTACCCTAAGTGAATTTTTAGGGATGTACTGTGATATAAATAATATTGAGAAAAGATTTGTAGTTGAGTCTACAAGTGAAGAAAAATATACAGGCTATTCAGGTGACCTTCGTACATTACAAGAATACGGGGGATTAAAACTGTATGGCATAGGACATGGATTGAAAGTATATAATGAATAAAGTTGTTTATGTTACAGGATGTATTGGGTTTATCGGTTACCATGTAACCAAAAGATGTTTAGATGCGGGGTATTATGTTTTTGGTATAGATAAGAAAACATACGCAAGCAATTTAAATCTTCTCCCGTTGTTATTAAAATATCCCAGATTCAAATTTTTAGAATCGGATATAAATGATCTAGACAGACTTCATGACTGCGATTATTTTATTAATACGGCAGCTGAAACACACGTCGATAATAGCATTGTTAGTTCAGAAGTTTTTCTTCGTAGTAACATTAATGGTGTACACAAAATACTAGAACTAATTAAAGCTATGCCTAAAGCGCGTAGACCAGTATTACTTCACTTTAGTACAGATGAAGTATACGGGGATATTGTTGACGGTTTACACACTGAAACAGATTTATTAAAACCTAGCAACCCATATTCTGCAACGAAAGCTGCAGCTGATATGTTAGTAACAGCATGGGCAAGAACATATGATGTTCCCTATGTAATTGTTAGACCAACTAATAATTATGGAATTGGTCAATATGTTGAGAAGTTTATTCCTAAAGCAGTAAAGAACTTATCATTGGGTCGACCCATCATAATGCATGACAACGGTTCACCGAGAAGAACATGGTTACATGTATCAGATACAGCTAACGCAGTATTAACAATTATTGAATCTAATACTGTAAATGAAACTTATAATATCTCCGGCAACTATGAAGAACAAAATATTGTTGTTGCCAAACACTTAATTGATTTATTCTTTAATTGGGGCGCTATCAATTACAACGAATTTATGGATTTCTCGGAAAAACGTGTAGGCCAGGATGTTAGATATGCAATAGATGATTCTAAATTAAAATCACTTGGATGGAAACCTGAAGCAGAATTTAAAGATTCATTGGTTGAGATTGTCAAATACTATAAAGAGAATTTTATATGGTAAAAATTATATCATTAAGTGTCTGGGGAAATGATCCTAGATACATTGTAGGAGCAAATCGTCAATATGAATTAGCAAAGAAATATTATCCTGGTTGGGAATTTAGAATTTACACAGACGATAAAAATAAATTCGCAAATTTAACTGACGCTAATATTATAGAAGTCACTGATGGTTCATACGGCATGTACTGGCGGTTTCGTGCAATGTTTGAAGATGAAAACAATCTAGTAATTGTTCGAGATTCTGATAGTAGAATAACTATTAGAGAACACCGAGCAGTTAACGAATGGCTAAATTCTGATAAAAAGTTCCACACGTTTCGAGATCATGAAGCACATTTCGAGTTCCCTATTATTGGATGTGCATTTGGTTATAAAGGAAAATTCGGTACCCCTATATTAAATTTAATGAATTCTTATACGGAAAAATTAAATTATTATGTGGGTGATCAAGTATTTTTAAAAGATGTTATTTGGCCTTTAGTACAAGATGATACAATGATACATTGTATGAATGACGGTTGGTTCAAAGAAACACGCTCGCAACTAATTAACCCATACGATTTTTGTGGTAATGGATATGACGAAAATGATATGCCTATGTATCCACCTACTCTTGCAGAATGTGCAGGGTTTAATCCAAACAACTCTCCCAAAGAATTTAAATTTAATAATGGTGATCTAAAATGAAGAGCTTTTTCATTGTACCTGTTTTTAACAAAGAACATTTAATTGCTGAAGTATATAAAGGTATAGACTTATCTGTAAGTGAAGAATACCCTCATACAAAAATATTCATTATTGATGGTTGCACGGATAAAAGCGAAAAGATACTTAAAGAATTTAAGGATCCCAATAGTGTATTTTTATGGGCAGGCAATGTTCATGAAATTAGATCATTGAATATTGGTCTTAACTATATTAAAGACAACTGCAATCCTGCCCCTGAAGATTTAATATTCACAGTACAAGATGATGTTATCTTGCAAGAAGATGATATTGATGTTAGATTCAAAGACTTGTTTGACGAATATAAAGACCTTGGGTATGTTAGTATGAGATTGGGTAGTAAGATATCTAAAGCAGGTAACAATTTAAATGAATCTACATTAATTGAATCTGAATTTGGTCATTGGACACAACTAGGGTTGAATCATTTTACAAAAGTTAATCATAATGAATTGATGGAAACTGAAATTGCTGTCAGAAGCCCAACCTGCATGGAATGGAAACGATATGAAGAAGCAGGATTCTATGATGATAAATTAGCACCATGCGGATATGATTGCCATGATATGTCTATTAGATTAAACAAATTGGGCTATAGAAATTGTGTTTATGCGTTAAAATATCATAGTGATCCTGCTTGGGGAACTATGCGAGAAAAACCTGATAATGAATATAATATAAACACAGGCGACAATTATGCGCGTAACAGACAATACCTAATTAAAAAACATAATGATTATTTTGGGAGAACAAATGAGTAAAACATTTAATGATTATACAGTCAAAGAACTTGAAGGTATAAAAGATCGTAATCAATTGTATGAAATATTTAAAAATTCATATGATATATTACCAGATGTAATTAAAGAGCATCGCAAGTATTTTGTAGATGGTCGTGGCTTTGGCGAAGATGCATTTCACGCAATGTGGTATTATATCTTTAAAAATTATAGACCACAAAATGTTTTAGAAATTGGAATTTATAGAGGACAGACACTTTCTTTATTTCAGCTTTTAAGCGATCATTTTAATATTGATAGTAATGTTGTGGGTATTTCACCATTAACCGCAGCTGGCGATTCAAAATCTAATTATATTGAGCTTGATTATGAAAAAGACATTTTAGAAAACTTTGATAAGTTTAATTTAAAACATCCTAAATTAGTTAGATCTTTTTCAAATCATGGTCCTGCGAGATATGAAATTAAATCTTCAACATGGGATTTGATCTACATTGATGGTTGTCATGATTATGACATTGTATTAGTTGATTATTATAATTGCGTTGATGCATTGAATCAACAGGGTATTCTTGTTTTAGATGATTCTAGTTTATATGAAGATTTTAATTACCCTGGATCATTTAAAGGTCACGAAGGCCCGTCAAAAGTTGTTAGAGATTATATTCAACCCGAATTAGATAACTTCTTGTCGGTTGGCCACAATAATTGTTTTAGGATTCCAAATGAGTAAAGTGACTATTATTACAGCAACAACCGGATCTGATTATTTAAATGAAAATATTAGATCCGTTCAGTTGCAAACACACAAAGATATTCAGCATCTTATTGTTGTAGATGGTGAAGAACATTTTGAAAAAGTTGCTGCTATATTAGCACAACATGATTTTCCGAATATAGATTTAGTTGTATTGCCTTATGCTACAGGCAAAGATCAATATAACGGTCACCGAATCTATGGCGGATTCACTCATATTGCAAAAGGTGATTACATTGGTTACCTTGATGAGGATAACTGGCTAGAGCCAGAACATGTGGAATCATTGCTTGATACTGTAAAAGATAATCAATGGGCAGCAACCCTGCGAAAGATCGTAGATAGTGATGGCAAATTCATTTGTAATGATGATTGCGAAAGTCTATGCAATTGGGAATCAGTTATTAGAGATTATTTCGTAGATGTTAATTGCTTCTTTTTCTCTAAACCACTTGCGCTTCAATTAAGTCCAATTTGGTATAGACGTGCAAGACATCCAGACGATCAACCTGAAGTGGATAGAGCATTGACATATACGCTAAAAGATAATAAAATAGTATGTGAGGTTACAGGAAAGTACACAGTAAATTACAGAGCGGGCAACAGAGCCGATTCGGTTCAAGGCCAGTTCTTTTTACGTGGTAATGAAATAATGAAACAAAAATATAATGGAGTTTTCCCATGGCGAAAGTAGACTACAAATTTAATGAAGGCGAACTTATTAAAGAGTTCCAAAAATATATTGATGCAACTTATGGACAACATTATGCAATGTCCAAGTTTCAAGCAACTGAATTTATAATTGACAATGGACACGGTGTAGGATTTACCGCAGGCAATGTCATGAAATATGTTCAAAGGTACGGAAAAAAGTCAGGAAGGAATAGACAAGACCTGCTAAAGGTGTTACACTATGCATTAATGCTTTTATATGTACATGACATTGAAGTTGAAAGTAAAAAAGAAACATATCGTGAACCGCTGGAATCTTTTATTCCAGAAAATGAGTAATCTTAAAAAGGAAATATTATGCAAATTAGTAATGAAACAATCCAACTCTTGAAGAACTTTGCTGCAGTTAACAGCAATATTCTTATTCGTAAAGGTAAGACTTTATCTACAATCAGCACAGCAAAGAACATCTTTGCTAAGGCAACAGTAGCAGAAGACTTCCCAGTTGAGGTTGCTGTGTATGATTTAAACTCTTTGTTAGCATTGTTGACATTGATGGAGAATCAAGATGTTGAGTTTGGTGAGAAGTCCCTGACTATCTCTAAGAACAACGGTAAGTTTGAGTACTTCTATTCTAACGCAAACGTAATTGTTGCGGCACCGGATAAGTCTATTGAGATTGATAATCACTTTCAATTCCAATTGTCAGCAGAAGATGTTAATATGATTATGAAGGCAGCTAACATTACAGCAGCGCCTACAATCTCTGTTACATCTAAAGATGGCAGTGTTGTATTGACTATCGGTGATAAGAAAAACGATACTGCAAATACTTATAAGAAAACAATTGGTGCAAGCGATGAATCATTTGAATGCCATATGTCTGTAGACAATTTTAAAATTGTACCTGATGCTTATACAGTAACAGTATCTAAAAAGAAATTGTTCCACTTCCAACATGCTACAAAGGCACTGGAATATTTCATCGCAATGGAACCTGACTCTGTTGTTTGATATCGTTTGAGAGCGCTATTTGTATAGCGCAAATTTAATATTATGGAGTTATTATGGATATTCGTGAACAAGAGTTTTTGTGGGTTGAGAAGTATCGCCCACGCACATTAGCCGATTGTATTCTTCCTGCGGATCAAAAGAAGATCTTTCAGGAAATGCTCTCTAAAGGAGAGATTCAAAATATGCTATTGTGCGGTGGCGCAGGCATGGGCAAGACCACAATTGCCCGAGCATTATGTGAAGAATTACAAACAGACTATATCATCATTAACGGCTCGGAAGAATCTGGTATTGATGTTCTTCGTACAAAGATTAAACAATTTGCTTCTACTGTATCATTCAGCGGTAAGCCAAAAGTTGTTATTCTAGACGAAGCTGATTATTTAAATCCCAATTCAACTCAGCCCGCGCTTCGAGCGTTTATGGAAGAGTTCTCATCGAATTGCAGATTTATTTTTACTTGTAACTTTAAGAATCGTATCATCCCTCCACTTCATTCTAGAACTGCTGTGGTTGAATTTAAGTTGCCTAAGTCTGAGAAACCAAGAATCGCAGCTGCATTCTTTAAGCGTGTTCTTGAGATTCTTAAGCATGAAGGTGTTCAAGCAGATGATAAAGTAATTGCTAAAGTAATTGAAAAACATTTCCCTGATTATCGTCGTATTCTAAACGAACTTCAGCGTTATAGTTCTTCGGGTAGTATTGATGAAGGCATCCTTGTTAACATGGGTGAGATCAATATGCAGGAACTTACAGCTGCGCTTAAAGATAAAGACTGGAAGAAGATGCGTACGTGGGTTGTTAATAATATTGACAATGATCCACAGACCTTGTTTAGAAAGTTCTATGATACACTGAGTGATAATGTAGTACAAGTTCCACAGCTTGTTTTATTACTTGCAGACTATCAATATAAATCAGCATTTTGTGCAGATCAAGAAATTAATCTTGTTGCTTGTTTGACTGAGATCATGGCAGCGGTTGAATTTAAATGATTGAATTATTGAAACCTACATTTAATTGGATTAAAGATGATTACTCCAGCAATCGTTTTCGTTTTTGCGTTGAGTTGCTTGCTTGGGCTATTAGCATTGGGTGTTCGATTACCATGGCTCTCACAGTCCCGACTCCGCCCTTACTTACTCTTTACCCTATTTGGATCTTCGGTTGCAGTCTCTATGCTTGGGCTGCTTATACTAGGAAATCATTTGGGATGCTGGCTAATTACATCTTGCTAACCACGATTGACACGGTTGGATTGCTAAGGATGGTATTATGAGTTTATTTGGAACCCCTGTAGAAAAACCAGCAGAAGTTCCATATAAGGCTCCTGCAATTTCACCCTTCGACTTTATCAATGCTATTCATTATAGCAAAGATAATCTAATCGTAGATGATTGGTCGGAGAAACAGTACAACCCGTTTATTATTAATAAAGGACTATCTTACGGACACGACACAGTAATCCCTGCAAATGAGATGAATTCCCGCCCGCATCTTGAGAAAAAGATGCAGTTTTCGTTTCTTATAAATACTATTAGGCCCCGTAAAAGATTCAACAAATGGATCAAAGCGGACAAACTTGAATCGATCGAAGTAATAAAAGAATACTATGGATATAGCACAGAAAAAGCCCGCCAAGTACTCCCTCTTCTCGACGACTCAAAATTAGATTATTTAAGAACAAAACTAATAAAAGGTGGTCGTAATGGCTGAAGATATTTTTCACATTGATTATCCCGGGTATACTCCACTAGAAGTAACCTTGGTACAACCTGACGATTTTTTGAAGGTCAGGGAAACTCTTACACGTATCGGTGTAGCATCTAGAAAAGATAAAGTACTATATCAATCATGTCATATCCTACATAAACAAGGTAGATATTTCATTGTACACTTTAAAGAATTATTTGCGTTAGATGGTAAATCTGCTGATCTAACTGAAAACGATTTACAAAGACGTAACACAATTGCTAAGCTGCTAATAGATTGGGGTTTAGTGCAAATTATTAATGCGGAGAAATTTACTGATTTGGCACCATTATCGCAGATCAAAGTAATCGCATTCAAAGATAAAAACGAATGGTCTCTCCAAACAAAATATAATATTGGTAAGAAAAAACAAACTACAGACCAATAATCTGTATAAATAATTATATCCCCGGGATGGGAAACGCAGCAATCGGTGTGGGCTGTATAAACCAGAAGCCGAACTAATTTAAGTCCCACTACCTTGGGAACGTCTAAAGCTGGTACAACGTATG